TCACTGTTTGCGTAGCCCGGATATTCGCCCTGCCAACCTGCATCTCGTCAAGGTACATATTCACCACGATGTCCTGTGGCTCGACAACCACGTTCACATCAAATGATTCGCCGCCCCCTACTGCGAAACCGTCAATCAATGACTGGTACTTCATCCTCGGGTTTGAAATCGTAATGTCAGCCCCAGAAAACACCAAGCCCTTGTTCTCGTACGCCATCGGGTCATAGTACTGCGTCAGTTTAGGTGGCGCTTTATAGCCCTTGTTCTCGTAATCCATCGGGTCATAATACTGCGTCAGAGGAAGCCGCGGCCCATCAATCCACCAGTCGGGCATCCCCTTGTTTCGTGTATCTAAATCACGGGCAGAGAAATCCAGCCAATCCGCAAGCATTTCGAGTCGATGTTCCAAATCCCACAGCCCCGTAGCATCCTGCCCAGCATCGCTCATGCTTTGTGCTAACTCGCGCACTGCATCGCGTAATATCGCCACATCAAAGGGGTCCGCGTTTGCGGAGTCGCCAAGGAGTTTGTTGATTTGTGGCGCTAACCCCTCCATCGCCGCGTCCATAATCGCGCCGCCTGCGCCTGCAATGGCTGCGTCGTATTCCGATTTTGCGGTATTGTACATCTCTTTGCGCGTGGTACCTTGCGCTTTGATGTACTTATCGGGAAGGCTGGCGATAAAATTAACCCGTTCATCGTAAATCTTTTTGAAGCTATCAGCGACTGGCTGAAATGCTTCTTCATAGCCCTTGGCAAAGTTTGCTATTTCCTCAGGTGTCGCATCCCCAAGCCCAAGCGCAAGTTTCCTGACCTCGCCCTCTGCGGTTAATCCACCATACGCAACCGCCAGGAAGTCCGCGTTCTCTTGACGAATCCTCCATGCCTCTTCCCAGTCTATTTCGTGGCCTTCATACCAGCCATTGAGCATTTCTTGAAGGGCTTCGTTATTTTCTTTGACCTTATCTTTCAGGTCGCCATAGATACCAAGCACAGCCTCTTCGAGGGATGAGCCTTCAAACAATGCCTGCGCCTGTGCCTGTGCCGTTACCAACAGTGCGTCCCCTGCCGCAATTTCTTTGTTGATGGCGTTGGCCATCTTTGTCCGGTCTTCCGCCGAGATGGTGCTGGCGGTCCAGTCGATTATATCGACCTCGGCCATTGCCTCAGCTATAAGGCTGTCAAGCGTGCCAATTGTCGCGTCATACTCGGCCTGAGCGTCTATCAGCATCTGGTCATGGGTGGGCAGGTCGATTTCGCCCGTGTTCAACTTATACTTCGCCTCGGCCTGGATTTCCTTGAGTCTGTCCTCGGCTTCCTCTTTGAGTTTCGCTTTGACTTCTTTCATGTAAGCGATTATGCTTTGGCGCTCAGGTCCGGTGATTATTCCGTCCTTCAAGATGACGTCGAGCCGCTTCTTGACCTCACCCTTGAAGTTTTGCGTCGACGCTGTGTTGATTTGTTTATCAAGTTTCGCGAAAATGTTGTTTATTCTCGTATAGACAGTGTTTTGCGGCTTCATTATGATGTTGAGGTATAATAAGCGCGTCTCTGACGCTGCCTGGATGTACCCGTCAATGGCTGTTTCCGTGCCTTCCTTCAGGCGTGCGACGTTGGCAGCGATGTCAATGATCGACATATCGACGCGCGATTTTATCGCCTCCGTTGCGCCCGCAAGGCTCAACAGCGAACCGCTCAGAGGGTTACCCGATAGCTCGCCGCGCATCAGCCGCGCAAGCCCAGTGGCAAAATTCGTCACATGCGGCAGCACCGCAATCAGTGCAGGCTGCAACGCCTGCCCTAACGCAATCTTCGCCTGGTCAAATTGATTGTTGAGGACGCGCAGCTGGTTGGTCGGGCTGTCTAACGTCCGGGCCAAGTCGCCCTGGGCCTTCATGGTCTGCTGCATGATTGAGCCATAGCGGGCTTGGAGTTTCTGCGTCTGCGTCATCTCCTTGCCCGTCTTGCTGATGCCGTTGGCCATGGCGTACTGCTTGATGGTGTTCTCGTCCACAAGGATGCCAAGGCGCCTCAGGGGTTCCGTCTGGCCCGTGATACCCGCCTGTAATTTCGTAAACGCTTCTTCGGTGTCAATGTTGTAGAAACTCGCCATGTCGTTGGCCAGTTGCGTCAGGCTGGTTGACATTTCATAGGCTTCTTCTTCGCCCGCGCCCATGCTTCCAAACATGACGTTGAGCATACCGACGTTTTTGCGCAGGTCGTAGGGGTTCAAGCCCAGTGATTCGCCAATGGTGTCAGACCACTCACGGGCACGGGCTTCCATCCTGCCCATGGACACCTCAAACAACTCCTCGGACTCAACCACATCGTTCGCCATCATCAGCGCGTCCTTGCCAACGTTGATGAGTTTCCGCCCAATCATCGCGCCGCCCAGGGCCGCCCCGGCTTTCTTCAAAAATCCGAGTGAGCTTTGTGCCTTGTCTGCGCTTTTTTCAAACCCAGCAAGTTGGTTCTGCACGCCGCTTAGTTGGCTTCTCAAATTGCCAGTTTCCGCGTTGAATTTGATTTGTAGTTCTTCAAGCGTGATTGCCATGCATTTTCCCCTTTTCAGCGGCGTTGTGTGCCTGTGCGAACACCGTCAGCGCGTCCTTGATGTCATCATTGTCCATTGTGCCCTTGGGCTTTGTCTGCACCACAGCGTTAGGCTTTTTTGGATAGTGCTTCGGGTCATGGAATCCGTGCGCGACATACGACCCAATCAGCCAGGCCAGCACATCCGCGTCCTCTATGGCGCGTTTTTGGACTATTTCGTGCGCCTTGATGCGACCCTTGACCTCTGCCGGGGTCATGCGCCAGAACGCCCAGGAATCGCTTATTCCGGCCTCAAACGCGTTGTCTATGAGTTGGTGGTAGGTTTCGCGGAAGCTTTTGTCGCTTTCTTCGGCGGCTTTGTCGCCGCCCGACCGAAAAAACCCGCATCTTTCATATCCTCGACGCAGGCGTTCAACACAGATACCCTGTCCGCTCCAACCAGCAGGTCGCCCGCTTCAGCCAGCGTCATGTCGGGGTAGTGCTTGCGCAGCCCGCCCCATAACACCAGGCGATTCGAAGTCAGCGAGAAGTTAGTCAGCGCGTCATTGACCACCTCGCCAATCGACTTCCCAGCCGCGTCCTCAAGGTCGCATCCGCTGTTAATGTCAAATTCAATCGTGTACTGCTTGCCGCTTAGTTCAATGCTTTTCATCGCGCCTCCTTATTTTAAGAAATGCCCCGCCGTATTAGGGCGGGGGCTTGTTAGACTACTTGGAAAATCTGACTATACACTGGCCTGTAGTTCGGCACAGTAACCTTGCAGAAGTAGTACCCCGACTCGCCTTCCGTATCGTAGGTCGCGCTTGTCTCGCCCGTCAACAGCGTGGGCGTGTCATAATCGTTTGATGTGTTTGAATACCATTGGTATTCGGGAGTGCCTGTCGCCGTGTACGCAGTAGCATCCAGTTCACCATTATTATTTTCGTATGCCGTACTGATGACCTGCACCAAACCGCTAACCCTCAAGGTTGCGCCAAAGCCAACAATGCCGTCAACCTCTGCCGAGCCGACAGTGAAACTCTTGACATAGGCATTGAGCGCCACAGTTGCCTGGTCAGGGAAGGTCACCCAGAAGTAACCCAACGCGCCCGACCCGTATAGGGTCACCATTTGCGCCTGACCGGGCTTGTCAGGGTCAAGGTAGCCAGTCAAGGTCAATTCGCCCGAATCCTTGAACCCTTGCAGGAACTCCCGATACCCGCCCGATGAATCAAGACAGGTCGCGTCCAGTTCTTCGGAATCAGGGCTGATTTCGCCCACCGAGGTCAACGAGCCGATGACCACGGTGTCATTGGAAGTGTATGCCGGGGCGTAAGTAATGCTCGTCCCCAGCGCTCTCATTTTAGGCATTTACTCGCCCCCAATCAGGTGGTGGTCACAGCACCGCTGATGCGCAGGGTCGCGCCAAAGCCAACAATGCCGTCAACATCAGCCGAGCCAAGCGTGAACGACTTGACATAGGCTTGGAAGGTCGCGCCACCCGAGTTGGGGAAAGCGATAGCCACCGCCTTCACTTCGCCGTTGCCGTAGCCCGTAATCAACTCCTGTTGACCGACATCGGCCTTGTCATAGTAGCCGCTCAGTGTGACCTCGCCGCTGTCCTTGAAGCCCTGTAGGAACTCCCTGTAGCCGCCCTGACTGTCCAGTGTGGTCGCGTCCAGTTCTTCGCTGTCTGGCGTGATTTCGCCGATGCTCGTCAGCGCGCCGATGTTCTTCGCATTGAAAGTGATAGTAGTACCAAGTGCCCTGGTTTTAGCCATGATTTTTTACTCCTCTATTGATAGATTTTTTGTTCATCGAGCCGAATCAAGGCCCGGTACCTCATGTTTTTGTGATGCACCCGCGTGTCCTGCTCATACAGGTCATATGAGAATGTCCGCTTGAGCCGCAACGCCGCAAGTGCCGTGTCCACCGCTGATGCCATGGTTGCGGTCGCTTCGGGTGTTGCTGCCCAGATGTCGATGGTGTACTCCACCTCGGTCACAAACTCGTTGCCGTCCGCTTGCCCGTACTCGCGGTTATTTGACTCGTACCAAGTCACACAAGGCACATTCGCTTCGCCTTGAGGGTACATATATGAAACGGTGTAACCCGTGCCCGACAGGGCGGTATAGACCTCTACTTGTAGGCTGTCCATCATCCACCCGCCTTTCTGATAGCCGTTTCCAGTTCTTTCCGTGCGAATTGCTCAAAGGTCGATTTGTTCGCGTTCAGCGCGGGCATCAAGAACGGATGAGCCGCCATTTTGACCGTTCCCATCTCTTGATATATTGCATAGTAAGCCGATGTGCCTACAATGCCAGTTACACTATCCGAACCGCGCACAACATCGCTCCCGTGCACGATACTCTGTTCAAGCATCCCTGTATCAACCGGAGCATTTACTTCTGCATCGCTAATTGCCACTTGTGTGGTATGCTCGACCGCTTTTCCTAATGCGTCCAGTACATTACCGCCCATCGCGTTGAGTTTTGACATGAGCCTGTCCAACCCTTTGATTTCAATAGCCATGTCATGCCCTCATTTCGATGGTCAGGCTCGTTAAGTCCTGCCACTTTGACACGCTCACGATGAGCCAGGGCGGGTCTGTCGTTGCCTCGTCATCAAGCCAAATCCCGTCACCAATCGCATACGAGCCATTGGGCAAGATGCACAGTCGCATTCGGTCTGCGCGTTCGCCGTACTCTGCCCGCATTTGTGATGATTGTAAGGGCTGCACATCGCCGTATACCTGAGCGGGCTCGCCTGTCCATGTGACGGTCACGCTGCCCATGCTCCCTGTCGAGAGTGTGGGCGCAAGGTGCTTAATCAGCGTTTCACGCCGTTTCAGGTGTCGCATTGACATTCACCACCCTCGCCAAGGTATACGCCCTCAAGAGGGCCTGCAAGGCGGGAGGGAGCGCATCATAGGTGACGGAAACCCCGCCCTCACTATGGCTGCTCTCACCCTCCGCGCCGCGCTTGCCCCACGCGCCAACGGCAATGTCAATCTGTGCGCCTTCAAGGGCTGTCGGTACTGATGCCTGTCCAGTCACACCAAGGATGAAGTATTCTGCATCCTTGATGTACTGCCCTATCAATTCGTTCTGCGTTGCGTCAGTTATGTCCGCCCGCGCCTTAAACAACACAAGTTTTTCATTGTCCGTCATGCGTTACTCCTTATGCGCCTGCGTTCACGGCAACCGTGATGGTCTTCACGGGCTTTTTGTCGGTGGCGTTCACCAGGACAACATGCGCCTTGGTATTTTCGCCTGCGGCAATCTCGGTCGTGCTGGAAACCCAGTCAGTGTCGCCGCTCACCGCGGTTCCAAACGTGCCGAGGTCGGTAGCGGTTTTATCGAGTTTGTAGACCCACTTATAACCGGTGGGCGCGGCCATCACGGCAGGAATCACGATCTTGGTTTTGCCAGACTCGCCTGCCTCAGTTTTGATGCCGCAGTCAGCGGGCAGCGCCTGAAGGGCGGTGAACTCGGTGATAGCCACAACCTTTGAGTGGTCGTACAGATACGCCACACAATGCTTGGACGCGAAGATGTTGTCCCTCATGTAGTCAGGTTCACGCTGAACCTCAATCAGAGTGCCGCGCTTGTTCACCAGCCGCAGTGCGCCGGGCTTCACAATGAAGTGCTGCTTTTCCTTGACGGTCGTGTTGTTCTTGACCTTATTGGTGATGAGGATTTGACAGCCCCAGATTTCGCCAACTACATCACCGTTAATCATGCGCTGGCCCATGTCAGATGCCTTGATGTAATCTGAGTCCTTGCGGAGTTGCGCGAACCCAGCCGCGTCAGTCAGTAGGATTTTCGGCCCGGTCAAGTCCTCACCGAACAGCACAAGCGCGTCCGCAATGTTATCAGCGGATAGGGTGCTGTTGACCCACTTGCGGTTAATGTTCACGCCGTTAAGGACTGAGAACAGCTCGTCGTCAACGCCCTGGTCAATGGCACGCGCCAATTGTTTTGCGGCCTCGTCCATCGGGTTGCCAAACCCAGACAATCTGGCCTCATCCGTGATGCTGATAGCCTTGGCGTACTTGTGCACAGTAGCAGTCTTGGTTCCGGCAGCAAGGTTGCCAACCACAACCTGGCCATTTTCATTGACCACAGATGCAGCTCCGATGTACTCAAAAGCCGGGAACTTTAGAGCGTCTCCGGGTTGTCCTTCAAGCGTGTTATCCTGCTCTGCCAAGGGAAGAAGGGTGATATTGTCGCCCAGTTTGGTTTCAACAAGGTCTGCAATGACCTCCGGGATTACGAGGTTGGCTTTCATGGTATAGGATGCGCTCATGTGTTATTCTCCTCCGAATAATTTCTTATATTGTGATGGGTCTTTTTGATACAGTTCCGCACGTTGTGCATAGGATAGTTTTTCAGGCTCGGCAATGGTTGTACCCTGCGCCGGTTGCCCAACCTTAGGTGGGTTGCCTTTGAGCCGTTCGTTCACGCCCTTTTCCACGGCCTGCCGGAACACTTTCTCAACAGCGGCAAGCGCCGCATTGGTCGTGTCCGCGTCCGTGTAGGGTAGGACCTCGGCAAGTTCGACAGGCAAGCCTTTATCACTCAGTTGCGACTTGGCTTCTGCCCTCAACTCGCGCTTGGTGATTTCCGCTTCACGCTGGGCGAGTGCTTTTTGTAGTTCCTGACGCTCATGCTCCGCGCGTTCGTCTGCGCTCATCTTCGCCAGTTTTTGTGCCTCGGTGACCGCCTTGTCAATCCGCGCCTGTGCATCCTTGCGTTCGCGTTCGAGGCGCTTGTCGATGATTGCGTTGAGTTCGTCCTGCGTGAAGGTCTTGACAGGTGGCGTAGCCTGCTCCTTTTCTACCGCCGTGGTTTCTACCGCGTTTTCTACCGTGGTTTCGATTGCCGTGGTATCTACCGTGTTTTGCTCGTTCATAATTTCCTCCCGTTTAACGCTCGTCAGCGCATCCTGTGGTTCTTTAAGCCCTGCCACCGTGAAAGGGCATACAAAAGCGCCCAAAGGTGCTTAGTATCAATCAAAAACCGCCTATGGGCGGTGGGTATGTGTCAGTTAAGTTGATGTTACTTGCTATTTCTCCATGTTTTTATATCTGGAGGCGCACCGTCCTTCTGCCACGCCTTCCATTCGTTGTATTTCATGTCGCGCGGCACATACACGCTTTTGCCATTGGCATCCCTCGCCGATCTTGTCAAGCCCTCGCGGGTCAAGCCGTCAATCACACAGGCGGTTGATGACCTGCAAAACGGATGTAGAGGCGGCCAGTTGACACCAACTTCCTTGTCTTCCAGATTAAAGATTTTCCCGTCATTGTCGCTGCATTTTTTGCTCGTCCGGCTGTCCAACGTTGCTATGTACTCGTAGCGCTCAATGCCGCACTCATCATAAGCAACCGCTGTTGTTTGTCCGGCCACATACGCCGATTCGGTCCGTATCAACCGATTCGCCGCATACTTTTGGTATTGCGCCTCGGTCTTGAACTTGCTCTTGACCTGATTGCGCCATTTGTTGAGGTCAACCATACCGCGCACATCCTGCATCGTCATGTCTGACAGTTTGCCCATGCTCGATTGCTCCATCAGCGCGCGGTCGAGTATCCCGGCCATTGCGTCACGGTTCTGCCAAACGCTCGTCGAGTAGTGCGTACCCGCCCACCTGCTCTTAAGGATGGTGTCAAGCGCCCTGCGCGGCACACCAACGCCTTGAAACCCGATGCTTGTAGCGTGTTGGATGTCAAACATCGTCCGCGAGTATGCCAGGTCTGCCGTATGCCTTAAATGCGGCTCCAGTGCCCCTAATTCGGCTTCTGCCGCCTCGGTC